AGCTCGTTCTTCTTTTGCAATGGTGGACTTTCCGCCCATCATTATTTCGTTAATTTTATTAACAGTATCCCCTGCAAGCTCTACCGCTTTCTTCCATATAGAACTTTCCCCAATATGGTTTAGCATTTGATCCCACGCATCTTTTAGGTTGGAAACTTTGCCGCCTAATGTTTCCATCTGTGCGCTCATGGTTCCAGAGATACCATCCAGCTGACCAAAGGCCTCTACTGCTTTCATAGCACCTGCCGCAGATCGCTCAACCTCAACCGTTACCCCTCTAAATGTTAGTTGAACTCTATCACCCATTGTCTTAGTTTGTACTCCAAACTCTTTCCATCGTTCAGGGTTATTCGCATCTAGAATAGCCTCGTTTAGCTGATCAAAACTTTTACCTGTTGCGCTGGCAAAATCTCCTACTTTAGTTAGTTCGGATTGAGATGGTCTTAATCCCCTGTTAACCAATTTTACGTAAGCATCAGTAAGCTCAGTTAACTGAAACGGAGTTTGCTGTGCAAACTTTTGCAGCATTGCCATTGCGTCTGCTGATTGCTTTTGGCTTCCCAATGAGTTAGCTAATACTGCAGAATACTTTTCAAACTCTGATCTAACTGATATTATTGAACTTGCAAATGACATTATTTTATCAACAGCAAAATAGGCAACAATCATAGCTCCAACCTCTTTCGCTTCCTTGGAAAGTCCATTAATCTCTTTTTTAGACTTTCCAACTGCCTGTTCAAGCTGATAAGTATCACCACCTATGGTTACTATTATCTTTGCTACTTCTCCTGCCATTACGACCAAAGTTTTTTTGCGTCCTTAATAAATTCCTTTGCTCCTGTATTATCATTCCAGTCTATTGGTTCTGGATCGCTGCTTAAATGTATTATATCAACTGGGCTTTTACCAGTAAGAGCGGAAATGATTAACCTTGTTCGTTCCCACTCCCGCTCTTGCCTTAACCAGTAACCCCTAACCATCCAAAAGTACTCGTTATACGAAAGACTATAAAATATTTTAGGCGTTAATCCTAGTTCCCCTAAAGCAAACTGCTTTACGCCTGCCCAAGTTAACTTTTCGTCACTTTTTTTTTACTTTCGCCTAAATCCATTTTTAAACTTTGCGCGATTAACTCCCAAACCTTCTCCCTGATTCCTTTGTTCTGTAAAAGAATATCAAGAATTTCACTTGATTGAGCCTTATTTAACTCTGGTTCTTTCTCTTCGTACTCACAGTTATATAGATATGCAGCAAAAAGTAAGTTTTTAAAAACAAATGGATTATACTTTATTTCTTTTCTTCCAGTGATCTCATCCGATGCAAAAGGCATAATTCCAGTATAGTACATTTCGTCAAATTCACACTTTTGAATTTCACAAAACTTTTCCCAAGCACCCATCCCAAATCGGAATGAGTGCTTTTTGTTATTAAGTTCTATAACTACTAGATTATTCATTATAAATCAGCGGTTACTGTTACAGTCCAAGTTTTTGTAGTTGATCCATCCTGTGCGGTTACAACATAAGTAACTGCACTCGAGAAATTATTAGCAGTAACTCCATTTACCTGTCTTGCTGTTCCTACCTTTGCTATTGCCCCTGCCGATAAACCGAATGTAGCTACCAATGCAGTTAATGTTGTGCCGCTCTTTACATGTACAACAACTGTTCCTGCACCTGTTGTAATAATTGTGCTTTGCGAGATGTTGTTAAATGAAAACATGGTAATCTCGGCTGCTGTAGAACTTGCTCCTACGGTTGCTTCGGTTGGTTCTCCTGTTCCTTGCAACGAAATTGAGTAACTAGATAGTTGGTTTGCTGGACCATTTAAATCAACTTTGGTAATAAGAGCAGATGAAGTAAAATACTTTCTTCCTGCTACGATTTCTCCCCATTTAAGCGTTACTGTAGTGCCAGCTTTAAATAGGGAAAATATACTTGACAAATCAGTATTCAATCCAGAGTCAGGATCATATAGATTTTCAAGCGTAAACGTTGCGCTTTTCCATCCGGCAATAAACTCTTTCCATCCCCCTGAATCTTTAGCGGTGGCATCTAGCATATCAGCCGAAAAAGAAGCACCGCCATTTTTTTGACCTGCAATGGTGTACCCATTGATCAGCATCAACATTAAGTCACCGTTAATTTTACTCATTTTATTAATTATTTACGTTCAACAATATATTTCATGGTTAAATATTTCCGTATTATCTCGTGCGTATCCGTTTGCTCTCTAAATTCCTGTACATTTTGCTGAGTAGCAGCGTGCATAGCATATAATTCCATGGGTAATATAATCTTTACAAGCCGTTCAATAATTTGATCCATTACCTCATTGCATCCCTCAAAATCTCCGGCATCTTGCTCGAATCCAAATATTACCTCAATAGGAAGCAGCATTTCGTGGATATCGTCATCCGTTCCTTTCGTATAGTCTGGGTTATCCCCTAGTACCGGATGGATAACAACATAAGGATAATCAACATCATGGGCAACATACGAATAAACATCAATTGATGTGCTAATCCCGTCAACAGTATATGTTAATAACCCGTTCAAGGCATTATACACAGCGTCCCTTAATGAGTACCCGGCGTCTTTCATTTTGTTTTACCTAGTATTACTATAATATTATTTATAAATCTTTGCCTTTCACCTTCGGCAGCAGGATTCATAAATGGATATGCTTTTGTTCCCGGATGGCGGACTGATTTAGAAAAAAGAAATGCACCATTCTTATACCATCTTAAAACACTTTTATTTTTTGGAAGTATTGTATGCGCTTTTGTGCCAAATTCTATATCTGAAGCATATTCTACGTTAGTTCCTACTACTGCACCATTATTAGGTATTGCAACATTTAACGAACCAACTGTAAACTCAGGATGTATGGATTGCTTTAGTCTTCCTTTATCTACTCTTACTAAACTTTTAGCCTTAGAATCAATTGCATAAGCAGTTCTTACAACCTCTTTTTTGACACGATCTTTTACAAGTCCTGAGTATTTATCAAGATCAGCAAATGCTTTACTTAAATTATCCGGTGTAATACCTATGGTTATCATTTGTTTTGACTTACTAAGAATCGTTGTACTTTTCTTAAACTATCTACATCTATTGCACTTGAAATAATAAAATACTGCAAATCTGATGTAGGCGTTTCTCTCATTTGTACTCTATATTCTCCTTCTGTTATATTTAAAGTACGGTTATACCTTATTTCAATTTCATACTTGGCATCCTCGTGCATCTGACCGTACTCTAATAATCTTTGTACGCTTATAGGATTAACTTTAGCCCATGTAGTTAGAACATCAACGTATTCCGCTTTGTCACCCATTGATGTTTTAGTAACAGTTTGTTTGTACTGAATTGTTATTCTTTTATCGTACAATCCGAGTTTTAAAGGTTTATCCCTATTTACAATCTGTTGCATTAAAACCAAGGAGTTAATGAAATGCTATCCAATATTTTTCGAACCTCACTACTTAGAACAGGTAAATATTCGTCTCGATTATCGTACCATGAGGCAACTTGTTTTAAAATAGCTAACTCTGCTTCTTCTGGTAGCTTTTCTGTTCCGTATATCTTAGGCGTTATAGCTAAGTTTTCGGCTATACCATAACCTGCTTTATACTTAACGGTATAACTTTCGTAAAGAAGCGCACTAGCCGACATGGCAATCTCCCAAAGTTTATTTCCTGTTTTAAAATATAAAGCAGAATCAATTGTTTCTTCAACTCCGTTTATATCTTGTCCTGTAATCGATATAATAGAAGCATGTGGAGCAAAAGGCAATCTTAATGAGTTAAGAACAATTTCATCTTTTGTAAAAAATGCTTCGATTGTTTTCTCCGAAAAAGCAAGGTTTGTTTTTATTTCACACAACTTTATAGCCGAAGATATCATCTTAGAGATGAGAGCATCCTCTGCTGCAATGCTCTCATCTAATTTGATATAATTTTTAACCTGATCAATAGTCACAGGCGATGTTATAGGTTCGGTTATTACCCTAGTTGTTAGCATCCTTTTTTGTCTTTTTCTCTCTCTTTTCGGCGGTTATCGCTTTGTTTTCAGGTGCATTTTCAAGGGCTTTTTCTTCATGCCCATAACTAGCTAAATTTGATTTAACTAGTACATCTGCTTCGTGGGGCAAAACATGAATTTTAGCCCCTGCTTTTGTAGTTACTTTTACGTATTCCATTATGGTAGCCTATATTTTCTGGTTAATTTTAAATACCCATATATACGCTCTCGCTGCGTGCTATCTATTCCAGTAACCGTAAACTTTAGCCATCGTCCGCTTATTACAGAGGATAGATGTCCAGTTTTCTTAAGCGTGGTTACTTGTCCAGTTTTGCACGAGTCAACAGGAATGTTAGTGATAGCATGATAGGTTATTCCGTCTAAACTTTCAGTAACCGTGTATTTAAACTTGGTATATCCTGATGTTTTAACAGATACTATCTGATAGCAAGCGTCAAAAGTCCAAGGTGAGTTTATTAAAAACACGTAACTTTTAGCTGATGTATTATTAATGGTGTCGGCTGTTGTTCCAAAAAAAGTCACGTAAGTACCATCTAAACCCGGTAAAAGGTTTAGCGTTTTATCTTGACCTTTTACCGAGAAAGAGATGAGAACTATTACTATTAATAATAATTTTTTCATTATGGATTGACGTATTTTCTTACAAATTTAAATTGTCCCAACAAAGTGCTTTTCTGAGTAGCCGATGTGGCTACTACTGCAACCTTTAAGTATCTTCCGCTAAATATTGCACCTGAGCTAGTTTTTGCTGTAATGTACAACGTACTATAATCTGTTCCACTTGATTTTGCAACCCCAGAAAGGTTTGTTATTGCGCTCCAATTCACACCGTCTAAGCTCTCATACAGCGTACTCGTGTATGCGGGTGATCCGCTAACCTTTTTACTATTTAACTGGACAATTAAGTCCATATTGTACGGTGAGTTTATCAAGAAAATATAGTTCTTGGTCGCGCTTGCAGTTAAAGTATCGGCAGCAGTTCCAAAGAACGTACCGTAAACCCCATCAAGGGTTGGTGAAATATTAACAGTTTTGTTTACTGTTTGTGCGCTTAACGCCACAAAAGCAAGCATTATTACAATAAATCCGAATAATCTTTTCATTTTTTACTGATTTTAAAGTTTAAACTAAGGGGTATTTCTACCCCTTTAAATTAGATAGCTGCTGAAACTAAAGCCTTAGAAGCCGCAAAAGTTCCATATACAAATCCGTAAGCCTCAATGTCTTTAATACGGAAAGCCAAACGCTGAGATGCTGTGAAAGTAACAAGATCGTATAAAGGATCGCTCTCATTTTGCTCCCACATCCTAATAGTAAGATCACGTTTTACAAATGCTTTAGCACGAGTAAAATCACCTACCAAGTAAGTCCCTGCAGTCATATCATACGAAGGAACAACTGGAATACCACCAACGTTCATACCGTTCAATCCTAAGAATGTTGGGAAAATGTATTGCCCGATAGTATCCTTAACCAATCGCATATTGGTAATATCAACAGGATTCATGATAATTGCTGTTGGGTAGAAACCCATACCATAAGTTAATGCTGTATTACCTAACATTACCTGAGTAATTGCAATCTGCAACACATCGTACTCGGTGACAATAGCGTTTGATGGAGTTACTCCGCTTGGTACTGCAAATGCTTTAGCGTAAGGTGTACCTGTACTAAGAATACCCTTAATGTTATCACCAGCACCGCTACCAGTTAACAACTGGTTTTCTCTTAAACGTGGGATTTGGTTATTTAGCAAATCCATTACCTCAGATATAATGAAATCGGTGTCCTCCATATCCTCGCGGGTTATCTTGATGTAATCAGTAATTTTCTTTACATCAACCTTATTTTTAATAAACCCTGCAACAGATTGACCAAACTTGGCATTTTCTGCTTTCATCGCAGCCCCAGATGTTTGGGTGTCACGTTCAACCCAACCTACTGAGTTTTTATTTGCCCCAACAACACCCTTATCAACCAATGACCAAATTGGGTTAGTTCTCCAAGGCACACGGGTAACAAGTGGTTCTGTTTCCTGACCTATAATTAGAGTTCCAGAGCTTGATACCATACTTCCCGATGTAGTAATCTCATTGGCCTTTACCTCGCCGTTCCATTCCTGACCTCCTATTGAACCCTTGCGAGATTTTTCTTGCAAAGCCTTGAATGAATCGCTGGTAAATAGTTCTACAAGTTTCTCCTCTTGGCTTTTCCTGCCCTCAGGGGTTTTCATTTTTATATCCTTAATCTTTGCCTCGAGTGCGGTAAGATCGCCTTTGAATTGTTCAACAATCTTACCATCTGGCAAACCTTCGATCTTTGCGCTTAGCTCATCAAACTTCTTTTCAAGAGTTGTGATGTTCTGGCCTTTGCCCTCAATCTCTTTCTTTAGGGATTCAAGGGTCTTGTTTGATTGCTCAACTAGAGCTTGAACTTCTTTTAGTTCCATTATTGTAAAAGTTTAAAATTCGTTTGTAAATATTCCACAGCCTCTTTCACTTCATCTTGCGGCTTTTCAATTTCGAGTGCTTTTTGCGGCTCGATCATGTCAAGTGCAAGCAGTTTTAGCTTCATCAGGTCGTGCTTTTTTATTGTGTTCGATTCATTAATAATCGCCTTATCAAATAGTTCTTCCAAATCATCAATCCCATTAACTCCAAGTTGTGATTTGAAAGATTGTAATGTTGCTTTATCATTCATTGCAAGGGTTACTAGGCTAACTTCGTATAGCTTAACCTCGTTTAAACATCTCACCTCTTTCCCGTCGACAACCCGATTCGATGAGTTTATTGTTTGAAATCCTATGCTAAATTCCTTTAAAATACCCTCTTTTATTTTACATTTGACATCTGGTTCTGCATCACTAATTCTAGCCTTCAACCAAAGTCCTTCAGGTTTATCGGTTAATTCCATTTTCCCTATAGGATTTCTCATATCATGCTGTAAGCAGAAAGCAATTCGAGAACCCATCTCAGATAATGTCTTTGTAAAACATCCCTTTTCGCAAACATCATCGCCAGCATCTACATTGCCATAAGTAGAAGCCCATCCCTCTACAATAAAATCATCACCGCTGGGGGTTATGGTTAGATCATCGCCTTTTATGGCTTTAAACTCTATGTTTTGCGTTTTGAAGTTCCTTTTTATGTTATCCATAATGTAAAATATTCGGTGAATATTTTTTACAAAGTTACAAAAATATGTTTTACAACAATGTTTTTTAGCATAAATTCTATATTACTTCAAATGCCTGAGCGCAACGACAGTTAATACGTTCACTTCCACTTAATGACGCTTGTCCAGGGTATTGACATTGCTCATTATCTCCTATAATGTAAAATTCTTTTAACCCTATACCATTTTTATACTTATTCCCAGCCTCTCCGTGTGAGTCGCGTTGTCGACCATCATAGGTTGCTATCCAACGCTTTTTCATGGCAAATCCTGTTGATTCTGCCCCAAGTTGAGAACCGTAGTTAGATGCAGTACAAACCTCTGTTCTTGCAATACGCTCTGAGGCATATCTAGCAAAATTAGTATAACCCATCTTTAGACCATCTCTCATCATAACCGCCATTTGTTGGGTAGATAACCCCTGTAATGTTCCTTCGGCTAAAATATCTCTAATCAGTTTTAATGCTTGGCCTTCGGCAGTCTGGCTTATCCATGTTATTGCATTTCCAGAATTATTCAAAGCGTAATCTCGCATGTCTTGAATAAACTGATCATCAGTTAACGATTCTGGGTTATAATCTTTTTTGGTAAACTGTTTTTTAACTGATTTAGCAAATTTAAGCCCTGTTTTTTCATAAACTGTAAGCATGGCTTCACGAATTGGCACATCAGAAAAGGAAATATCTGATTCTATCATATTTACATACTCATCCGATTGGTTCAACTTGATTAGATACGGTTCAATCTGTTTCATGTACGCCTTGTAAAATAACTTTCGAGCCATATCATCAAATGGCTTTCTTGCTATTTCAATCCGCTTCCATGTATTCTTATCGGTCACTTTTTAGGGGGTAAAAGCGTTACATCTGTCGAATTTTGTTCGGGAACTATACCCATAATTACAGAATCAAGCGTTTGCGCTTGTCCTACTACCGTTCTTTCGTCCATGCTTGGATCATCGATTAGCTCATCCCCCATTTTAGCTCTAAACTCGTTGCGCGAGTACGCACCGATATTTACCCCAACCGCGTATGTAGTGGCTAACTTATTCCTGTCCTCTTGAAGTTCTGGTACTTGCGACCAATCAGGAACTACTTTAATCCGTTTATCAACCGAGTAATTTTTCCATAGGTGATTAGTCATTTTTTGGCAGTACATATTTTTATCAGGAACAATACGATTGGTAAAAGCCATTTTTCTAGCTTCATTTAGGTTGTTAAATTTAGCATTCTGAGGGTCGTTTAGTAGGTTTGATGAAATACCCCACATATTGCATAATTTTCTAAACCCTAACTCAATAAACGTGGTTACATCTAAATCCCTTAACGAGTCAAATCCTAACTTTGTCCATTGCAGTTCACCTAAAGTAAATACAGGCGCACCGCTAGATTTTGCAGCAGTTCCATACTTTCTATTCCATACTCGTTCAAGATTTGCTGTTTGTTCTTGTGCGTTAGTCGCACCATCTATGTCCTTTTTGGAAAGAATACCCGGAGGCATTCCCTTCTCATATGTGTTCCTAGCAATGGTATATGCCGATAATTGCATTTGAACAATATCAGATGCTATGATGATTGGACTTTGTCCATAAAAGTTATTTGCATTCTTAAATTCTGGGTTTGCCATACGAAGATGCACAACATCCTCGACTGGTATTTTATACTGAATTCCTTGATTAAAATTGATTACATATTCTTTTACTGGTTCCATCCATGACCCTGCGTATATCCAAACGTACTGCGTTGGCATTACGTTCATACCACACGGTAAAAGTTGACCAAACGAGCTACTTAGATCAGATTTAGGAGCGTAGATAATCCCATCGCCCATAGTAAGAAAAAACATATAAAACATATTCTCGAACTCACCACCAATTTGCCAGTTATTAGGCTTCTGAATTATATCATAAATTTTAGCGTCAAAGTAATCCTCAAATTTTCCCTGTTTATTTGCTACTTGCATTTTATAAGGCACGGAAACAAACATATTACTCAACCTATCCACGATGGCGTAAACATCTGGATTGCGTTTATACCCTATTTCCATCGCCTGTTTTTTGTCCTGAATAGGAGGTAAAATAGAATTTTGTGTTAAATAAACGTACATCGCTTGTGCGAGTAGATTATCTATTTGGGTTTGATCGTATGTTTCTGGTGTGATATTTCCGGGCAGTAGTTTAGGATTTTTGTAAGCCTCAGTTTGAGCCTTTCTAAATATCTTATCAAAAAATCCTAATGTTTTTTTCTCTTTATCCATTAGAACATAATTTTTACAAAGTTAAGTAAAATTTTATTACGCCCAACTATTTGTATTAACCTTTGGCGTTGATAGTTCCGTTAATGCCCAAACCAAAGCATCTATTCTACCGGGGCTTATTCCCTGCGTTTCGTCCCATGTAGTCATTTGATACTCTAAATCCTTTAGTACCCCTACATGATGAACCTGATTCTGCTCATAAAATGCCGCAATTGGTTCAGCCCTTGTAACCTTTCCTCTTGATGCGTGAACTGATTTATAAGCAACCGATTTATCAAAGTTCTTGATTACCGTTTCAACAAGGTCACCCCCATTATTTACCTCTGCTACAATTCTATCTGCCTTGTACTTTTCGTATAGGTAAATAGATTTTAACGCCCATCCGTTTGGGGTGTAAATTCCTGATTGATCTTCTAGTACATAGTACTGATTATCTATTCCAAGTCCGGCAACAACAATACCACATTCATCCGATTGCTCTGTGCTAGTTACTGATGGATCAATGGCAACTACTATTCTCTTTAACGTTGGGTGTTCTGTTACTCGGTTCTTTTCAATCCAAGCATAACGCCAAATCGCATTATTACTTTCTTCCGCCCATTTACCTAAAAAAACATGTTCATACTCTTGAAAATTGCGCTCTTTGGTTTTTAGAATATCATTATTTAAATAATCCTCATTGAGATTTTCAATGTTATCAAGATAGGTTGTATGAATATAAGTAATCCCATCTTTTGAGCCATTGAAATACTCAGGTATATTGTTTGGTTTAAAAAATGTTTGGTAAATCCAGTGTGATTTAAAAGGAGGATTAAATACCATTATTATTCTAAGTCTAACTCCTTTCTTTCTAAAACTTCGCTTAATTTTTTGGTACGTGTTGTAGTCTGGTATTTCGTCTGCCTCATCGATAATCCAAGTGGTAGGGTCTTTTATAGATTTTAGATTGCCTGTTTGATTCCCAGAAGATGTTTTTATA